TCGCATAAGTTTGTTTTTGGTTCTATTGTCTTGCTTTTTTGACATACGGTTTTTACAAACATTACAAAAAGCTAGACCAGAGAAAAGAGAAGAGGAAGGAGAATTGCTGAGGTTTTTTTCTCTAACTTTTAGAAGCTTTTGGACAGTATTAAATAATTCTATATCCATTAATGCAGGAATATAATTTTCCAAATAAATATCTTTTCTATATAATTTATATTTACCAATATAAGAAGTATCTCTTAAATATGTATATAGAGCATCTTTGCCTTTTCCGAGGAAAATGATTAATAAAATAAGAATAAGTTTCTTTTACATTTCCATTAACTTCTATAAAATAATTATATAAATTCTTAATATTTTCAGCTTCTGATTGATTTATTTTGAATTTTTTATCAACTATATCATATCCATATTTTTTTGTTCCTGATGTAACTTCGCCTTTTTCTCTTTTATTTTTAAATACAAATTTTATTCTTTCAGAAGTTTTTCCAATTTCTCTTTGAGCAAGAGATACTTTTAAATTAAATATAAAAGTTCCATCAGCAGTTGAAGTGTCTATATCATCTTCATCAATAGCTTTCATAGTACATTTATTGTCTAGTAGTAATTTATTAATATTATTTGCATCTAATACATTCCTACTTAATCTATCTAATTTAGTAAAAAGAATCATATCGAAAACATTACTTTTATCTAACATTTCAATTAATGCTTTTCTCTTTTTCATAGAAGAGGCAGAAATACCTTCATCTATATAAAATTCATATTTATAATTGTTTTCTTTACAGTATTTTTCTAATGCATCTTTTTGTGCTTGGATAGAAAAACCAAACTTTTTTTGTTCATCTGTAGATACTCTACAGTAACAGGCCACATATTTCATAACAAAAATCCTCCATTTTCTAAATAATTTTAATAAACTATTGAAAATGAAGGTCTTTTACTATATAATAAAAGTACATTCACTTTCGATAGTGTTTGTGGTTTGAGAAATATGTCGTGTCGCCAAACAGGAACATATTTCTCTTTTATTTATTTCATAAAGCTTTTTAATCTTGTTATAAGTTCGTCTTTTAATTTATAAATATCAGAGATATTTTCGATTTCATATCTAATATCTTTTTTATTTTGGTCAGGTATAATTACATATTTTATACTTTCTTTTAAATATACTCTACATATCCATTTAGTAACTTTATTCTCATACAATATTCCAAAATAACTAAATGTATCTTTATAGTATAAGTCATTAGGATTTACAATTTCTGATAATATAGATTTTACAACATAATAGCTTTCAAGCTCTTCGTTAGTTGTTACAATACTATTTTCGTCTGAAATATCAATACTGATTTCATCAGAAGCTTCAACGGAAGAATTGTTAATAGCTGTTTGAAGTCGTTGATTTATTAAGTTATTAATATAATGAGTAATAGATTTTTTTAATATAGGTTTATATTTATCGATTACATTTTGTGTTTTAACTCCTTCATAGATACCTTTATTTAAAATGAGTCTTATAAAATCATCACTAGGATTTGAAAATTCTTCTGATAGTATTTTTTCGATTGAGTTAGCATATTTTAAATTTGAAGCAGAATTTATAACAGTATTTATATCAAAAGATTCTTTACAGAATTTTTTTAATTCATTAATATCAGTTTCCTTTAAATCTAAAATATTAATTTCTAAAAATGGTGTTGAATCCATTTTGTTAGTTTCATCTAAATCAGTAAAAAATTTATAAACAATACCATTTGTTAATATGCCAATTTTAGCAGATGTTGTACCAAAGTATCTAAAAAGTTGTGAGCCGTGTTTTTGCAAATTTTCATTAACAGATTTTGCTTCAATTAAGATAGTAGGCTGATTATTAAGAATAATAGCATAATCTACTTTTTCCCCTTTTTTAATACCTACATCAGCAGTATATTCTGGTGTAAATTCATTAGGATTAAAGACATCATATCCTAATAAACTAAAGAAAGGCATTATTAAAGAAGTTTTAGTTGCTTCCTCAGTTGAAATTGAGTCCGTTATTTTTTTAACCCTTTCCGTAAATTGATTTAGTTTTTCTTCAAATTCCATAAATATTACCCCTTTTCTTAATATATTTTAAATTAATACAAAATTAAATTATTCAAAAATTTTTCTTTTTCTAGCTTCTACAACTTTTCCAATTATTTTAACTGGTATTTCATTCATTTCGTTTTTAGTAAAATGTCTAACTGGATAATAAGGATTCATAGCAATTAAATCTATGCCATCATCCATTCTAACAACTTTCTTTACTGTTGCTTCATCTCCATTAATAAGAATAATACAAGTATTACCACTTTCAAAATCATCTTGTTTGTGAATAATTGCAATATCTCCATCCGAAAATAATGGCTCCATACTGTCTCCAGCTATTTGAAGTGCATAGTAATTTTCAGGGTCAGATACATTGTCAATACTTTCATATCCTATTATATTTTCTTGAGCTAAATAATCATAACCAGCCTTTACTTTACCTAAAACAGGAATTTTAATTTTATCTATTTTTTTAATAGGAATAGATTCTTTAGGTACATCATAACCCATTAACCATACAGGATTTACATTATAAATTTCAGCTAAGTATTTTATTGTAGTAAGTTTAGGAGCCATTTCACCATTCATATATCTATATATAGTAGATTTGCTTTTAATTCCTATTTTATTTGCTAAATCGTTTATATTAGTGTCATACTCTTTTACTAATTCAGATAATCTTTCAGCAAACAATTTTAATATTATTTCATCGTTCATTTAAACACCTCAAATGTATTATACAACAAAACTTTTCGTTTTGCAACTAAAAATTTTATATTTTTTTGCAAAAAGCTATTGACAAATAAAAATACTTGATATATATTAAGGTTGCGACACGACAAAAAAGGAAGGGAAGTGATTACATTGTGAATGCTGAAAAAATAAACAGAGTTTTAATGAAAATATTAGAAAAAAAGTATGCCATAACAATAGAGCCAAAAATTGAAAGGAGGAATACCAATGAAAAGAAAATTAGATAAAAATAAGATTTATGCATTTATTGGACGAGCAGTAGTATACAGCAGTGCATATGTAGGAATTATACTATTTGGATTCTGGGCATTTTGTCAAAATACTATTTATTAGAAAGAGGGACAAATGAAAAAGATAATACTAATAATATTATGTTTATATTTTAGAGGAAGGAGATGAGAAATATGTTTAAAAGAACTAAAGAATTACAAACTTTATTAAATGCTAGTAGAAAAGCATTAAAAGAGGCAGAAGATAAAGTAGAAAACAGAAATATACTAATTAAAGATATGGAAGAACAAGCAAAAGCATTGTATGAAGAAAACAAAGATTTAAGATTTGAAAATGAAGAACAACTAGATTTAATAAAAAGAATAGACGAGTCAGTAAATTCTAATAAATACAATAATGAAAAAGCAGTTTTAAATAAAATAAAAGAATTAGTTAGAGACTACCAATCAATTAACTAATTCTAATACACATAAATATATGTTTCCTATTGCTAATTATAGCATAGGAAAGAAAGGAATGTCAAATGAAAAAAATAGATACAGGAGAAACAATAGGAACAATAAGAAGGCTAGATGAATTAGGAAGAGTAGTTTTTCCTAAAGAATTTAGAAACAAATTAGAATTGAAAGAAAAAGATGAAGTAGAAATTTTCTTATTAAAAGATGGTTTTTATGTAAAGAAGGTGTAGAAATGCTAGAAAATAAGATGATTTTAGACGGATATTATGAAGAATACAATGAAGTAAAAACAGATGAATATTATAACGAATTGGAGGATTATAGAAGTGAATAATTTAAGTTTATATGAAATAACAAGTGGTTTTCCAGCTTTAATGGAAAATGAAGAAATAACACAAGAAGAAAAAGAAAAAATACAAGAAGAATTAACAGTATTATTACAACAAAAAAGTCAAAACATTATAGGTTATACAAAAAATATTGAATTAACAATTAGTGCAATGAAAGAAGAAGAAAAAAGAATATCTGATAATAGAAAAAGTTTAGAAAATAAATTAATTAATTTTAAGAAATATGTAAAAGAATGTATGGAAAGAAACGATATAACAAAGATAGAAACAGCTTTAGGAGCATTAAGTATTACAAAAAGCCCAACAAGCGTAGAAATCGTAAATGAAGATGAAATACCAGGTGAATTTAAACAAGAAGTAGTAACAGTAAAAATAGATAAAACAAAAATAAAAAATTACTTTAAAGAAACAGGGGAAATACCAGAAGGAACAAACATAATTACAAATAATACAAGTTTAAGAATAAAGTAGGTGTAATAATGGATTATTTAGATTTAATAAATAACAAAAATAACTTTTATGGAGGTAATTAAAATGTTAGCAAAAAAGGCAACATTAAATGATGTTAATTTAAAAATAATGGTTTGGGGAGAAAGTGGAAGTGGTAAAAGCAGATTTGCATTATCTTCTCCAAATCCAATAGTAATAGATTTAGAAGGTAGCACAAGATTATATGCAGAAGAATTTGATTTTTATAAAGCAGAAGTAGATAAGACAGATAATAGAGCAATTAACCCAGCAACATTAACAGTAAATTTAATAGAGGAAATTTTAAAAGGAGAGTATCCTGATAGAAAAACATTAATAGTAGACCCTATAACAGATTTACTAGATTGTATAGAAGATGTAAGTGCCAAAAAGTATGAGCAAATGATAGGAAAGAAAGTAGGAGATTTAAACCAACTACAAAAAACAAAATGGTATGCATATAGAAGAGAAATGGCAAGAACAGTACTGAATCAATTGAAAGATGTTCCTATGAATTTAATATTAGTAGCAAGAGCAAAGAATATGTGGGATACCAAAGATGGAAAAATGCAACCAGTAGGGCTTACATATGATGCATTAGATATAGTGGAATATTTAATGGATATAGTTATTCAGTTAGAAAAAAACGGAGATGAAACAAAGGCAATAGTAAAAAAATCAAGAATAGGAAACTTACCAAAAATATTAGATATTAAAGATTATTTATCAATAGAAAATGCATTAAAAAACAATAGTAAATTAGCAAAAGAAAATGAGTAGGTGGTTAGATGTCTAAATTAGATACAACAGGAACAATAGAAGATATAGCAATAGACTACAAAACAAATAAAGCTAAAATAAGCTTACTTTTAGACACAAGGCAATTAGATATAGTAGAAGAACTAAAAAAGGAAAATAAGCTAAATATAGAAGTAAAAAAGTATAGAAAAAAACGAAGTTTAAATGCTAATTCTTATTTCTGGCAATTACTACAAGAATTATGTGAATTAGTAGAATTAGATACAATAAAAGAATATAAAAGAAGAGTAAAGGAACTAGGGATATTTAGACAATTTAAAATAGAAACGGAAAATATAAAAACATTTGAGAAAATGTGGACAAGCCAAGGAATAGCTTGGTTTTGTGAAATAGCAGATACAACATATATAGGAGATACAGAGTTTAAAATTATAAATGCCTATTATGGGTCTAGTTCCTTTAATTCTAAGCAAATGGCAAGACTAATAGATGGAGTAGTGCAAGATTGCAAAGTATATAACATAGAAACAAAACCACAAGAGGAAATAAATAGCTTGTTAGAAAGCTGGGGAAAATAATGATAGTAAAAGATTTAAGAAAAGAATTTTATCCAGTACCAAAGTCTGGGCAGAAGAAGATAAAACAAGACAGCAAAAAAGAACATAAAAAAGACTTCTGTATAATGCCAAAAAACAATTCTTATAGCACGGTAAGAACAGAAGTATATTGCGAAAGACACGAGGTTTATTTTTCAAAGGCTTATAGACAGAAGAGTATAGATGATGGCTTAATAGTATTTTTAACAAGGAAAAGCCATCGTGGTACTAATGGAGTACATGGAAAGAATGGAGACAAACTAAATAGAAAACTAAAAAAATTAGCAGAAAAAGCCTGGACAAGTTATTACAACAAAACAAAAGAAGAATTTATAGCCAGATATGGCAGAAATTATTTAGATTAAAACACCAAAGGCTAAGACATAATGAAGTTTTAGCCTTTGATTTTACGAAAGGAGACCATAAATGGAAGGTTGGATTAGAATACATAGGAAAATAATAGATGTGCCTTGGTTTAATAAAAGTGAATATGTTCATTTATGGTTATATTTGCTATTAAAAGCTAACCATAAAGACCAAGAAATTTTTATAGGAAATGAAAAAATTTTAGTAAAAAGAGGACAGCTTTTAACATCAAGGCATAAGTTATCAGAGGTTGTTCACATACAAGAAAATAAAATTTATCGTATATTAAAGTGTTTTGAAAATGAACATCAAATTGAACAACACAAGACCCCAAAATATACAGTCATATCAATAGTTAATTATGATATGTATCAAAAAACTGAACAAGTTGTTGAACAACAAATGAACAACGAATGCACAACAGATGAACAGCAAATGAACACAAACAATAATGATAATAATATTTATATTATTTTATTTAATAAATATAAAGCAAAAATCGAACAACAACCAAATAGAAAAATACAAATTATAGGAGAATTACAAAAAACAACAGACTATGAAATGCTATCTTTGGAAGAACAAGACCAAATATTTTACGATTTAATGAGTTCAGATATAAAAATAATATAAAGAGGTGAAACAAATGAATAAGAATATAAAGAAAACAGTTTATAAAATACTAGAAAAAGATAAATTAGCAAGAGAAGATGACTGGTATTTGATACAACAAACATTAATACAAATGCTAGATTGCAACCAAGGAACAGCATTTGGACAAGTTTTAAATGGAATGAAAGTACAAGGAATAAGTTTTGAAGCAATAACCAGGCAAAGAAGAAAATTCTTAGAAGAAAATCCACAATACAGAGTACAAAGTGTGGAGAAAATAAGAAGAGAGGAAGAAGAAAATTATTATTTGGAACATAGCAGACATATTCCAAGAATAGACTAGGAGAAAAAATGATATTAGAAACTAAATGTAAAACCTGCTTAGGTTGTAACAAATTAGAAGATATAAATTTTAAAGAAATATACAGATGCGAAAATTATGTAAGAGGAGTAGAAGATAAAAATGATAATAAAAATACCACTACTATGCAGAAGTAAAAAAAATAGCCAAAACATAATAGTAAATCCAAGAACACATAAACCTATGATAATACAAAGTAAATTATATAAAGAATTTGAACAAAATTGTGGCTATTTTTTAAATAAATATAAAACTAATATAAATACACCAGTAAATATAAAAGCAACATTCTATGTGCCAGATAGAAGGAAAAGAGACTTAACAAATTTAGAAAATGCAATAGCAGATATATTAGTTAAATACAAAGTAATAGCAGATGATAATTATAACATTATAGCAGGTTGGGATGGAAGTAGAATAATTTACGAAAAAGGCAGAGAAGAAACAATATTAGAAATTGAGGAGGTAAACAATGCAAAAGACTAAATATTATAACAAAGAATTATACGAAATAGAGAAAGAAATAAAAACAGCATTAATAATACTAATAATCTTTATATTAGGACTATTTACAGGACTATTAGTAAATAATTTAGAATTAAAAAATAAAGAAAAAGAAATAAGAGAATACCAAGTGGAGATAGACAGTTTAAAAGAAAGTATACATTTATTGGAGAAAGAGGTGTGAAGAATGGATTTAGATGATGATGAATTACAAGCGACAAGAATATTAAATGGAGCTGATACGAGAGAACATAGGATATATGCCATAAAATTTGCAGTAATGCAAAAACAAATAGACGAAAAAGACAAGAGAATAAAAGAATTAAAAGAAGAAAAAAAGAATAGCATACCAATTAAAAAAATAAAAGACAAGATAAAGGAACTAGCAAACACAAAAGGAGATTTAGCAACATATATAGCAACAAGTGAAAGAATAAAAGTTTTAGAAGGATTGCTGGAGGAAGAAGAATGAATAAAGGAACAACAAGACATCCTAAATATTTCTGTGACAAATGTGGCTTAGAAATAAGATATACACAAAGAAAAGGATTTATAGGACTATATACATATGCTAAAAGAGAAAAGAACTCAATGGAATGAGTATACCATACCAACCTAGTTTCGTGTTAATGCAATACACAGGACTAAAAGATAAAAACGGAAAAGAAATTTATGAAGGAGATATAGTTTATATAAAAGGGGAAACAGAAATATTAGATACAAAAGGGAAAGTTGAATATAGCGAAACTTTTGCACAATATATAATAACGAATACAAAAAATATAATGTATGAAGCAGAGTCTTTAGGAGATTATGAAAATATAGAAGTAATAGGAAACATATATGATAATCCATAATTATTAGTAGAAAAGGAGTAGAGATGTATCAAGAATGGTTTAAAGAATATGAAAAAATAATAAATGAAGGTAAGAAAGAAACTGAATATTGCCCAATGTGTGGAAGAAAATTAAAGGGAGGAATAGCAGTGGAAGAAATAAAAGTAGGAGATTTTATAAGAAGTAATGATGGATATATTGGCAAAATAACAAGTATAAGGCAAAATCTCTAAAAGAGAATGTGATACTTATTATAGTTGTGATAATTGTATGGCTAGTGGATTCTATGAACAAATTAAAAAACATAGCAAAAATATAAAAGACTTAATAGAATGTGGAGACTATGTGAATGGTTATAGAATAGATAATATTGTTAATGGAGTATTAGTTAATAAGGTAGTTGGTATAGATAAAAGTGGAACATTTACACCAATAGTACAATATGAAAAACATATTAAAACAATACTAACCAAAGAACAATTTGAACAAAATTCATATAAAGTTTAGGAGGAATAGATATGTTAAGAATAAAAGAAAAAATGATTGCATTAATTCCTAAAAGACAAGAAAACTTAAAAGAAATCAAAGTTCCTGACTTAAAACAGTATTTAGTAAATGGGTATGAAGAAATAAGACAAGTAAAACAAAAAAACATAGAACTCACAGAACGATTAGAAGAAGAAAATAAAAACAAACAATTATATGAAGGAACATTAGTAACATTAGCAGAATTTAAACAAAGAGACGATGAGAATAAATGTGAAATAAAAAGATTAGAAAATAAGGTAAGAAAAAAGGAAGAAGAAATAAAGGATATAAATTCAGAACTTAATACATATAAAATTAGACAAATTGAGTACAACAAAAGAGAAGGAAATTTAAAGAATGAAATAGATAACAGAGTAAAAACAGAAATAGATAAATTAAAAGAAAATATATGTAGTAAGATAAAAAACACAAAAGGAAATTTAAGTAAAGATAAAACAATAGAAATTGTTAGTAGAGAAATAGAGTTATACAATTTTAAGAAAGTTGAGGAATAAAGATGAAAGAAAATAAATTAAAAAACTTTTTAGAATATTTACAAGACAAAGTACAAGACTGTTATAAAGAAGAAACAAGGATAGCAATAGAAAGATTTTTGGAGGATTTAGCAAATGAATAAAGAAGTAGAACAATTACTAAACAAATGTGATAATTGCAAATTAAAAGAATGTATAGGTTGTGAATTTACATGGACAGATATACAAAAAATAAGAAAATACATACAAGAATTAGAACAAAAGCAATCTATACTAGATAAAGTAACAGATAAATTAAAAGAAGATATAGAAAAAGCTAAAGAGCAAATAAAACATTATGAGAGGCAATATAAAACAGCCAAAGAAAAAGAAGATAAATTTCATATCAAAAGTTTCCATAGGCAAATTAATAGATGGCAAAGTAGATTTGAAACACTAAGAGAAATTTTAAATATTATAGAAGGAGGAAAGAAATAAGATGAAAATAGAAAATTTTAAAATAGCAAAGACATTTATAGACACAAGAAAAATACGAACAGGAGATTTGTTAAGAATAACAAAAGAAGATGGAAGAGTATTTGAAGGGATAGTTTTATTTAATACAGGATTCAAGTATTACAATAAAAATAATAATGAATTTAAAGATATTATATTAAACGAAACGGATGCAACAGATATTAAAAGCATAGAAATTTTAAATAGGATAAAAAGTATTTAAAGTAAAATAAAGCTAATACTAGCAAAGAGGTGTTAGCATTGACAGACAAAGAAATAATCCAAAAATGGAAACAAGGACTAAGTAAAAACAACTTAGCAAAGATATATAAAAGAGAATATAACATGCAAATAAGAAATATAAGAGCAACTCCAAGACATAGACACGATGGGAAATTTTTAACGAATTATGAAGCTTTAGCACATATAGAAAGAGTAATATATAGATATTTGGAAGTAAGGAGGAGGAAACAATGATAACTAAAGAACAATTTTGTAAAATAATTAAAAGATTAAGAGAATATAATGACCTACAAGATAAAATACAACAATTATTCAGAGATAATATAGATAATCAAGAAATGGATTTTATGAATGCAGGAAGCATATGTGTAGGACATGAAACAATAGTAGTAGAATTATTAGAAAATATGTTTAAAGACAAAGATATAATAAGTTGGTGGATATATGAACAAAATTATGGTAGAGATTTTAGTTTAGGAGATCTAGAAGCAGACGGAGTAAAAATAGACTTAACATCACCAGAAAAATTGTATGATTATTTAATAAAACAAATGGAGAGAGAATAAATGCAAACAATAGAAAAAATTCTTAGCATAGAAAGTAAGTGATAAAAAATGATACTAGAAGAAACACAAGATAATAAAGATGCATTAATAATATTAATGATACAAGAAAGAGATAAACAAATAAAACTACTAGAAATAGAAAATGCAAATTTAAAGAAATTATTACTAAAACAATTAGAAGAAAACAGACATTTAATAAAAATAGTCAAAGAATTAAAATATAAAAGATATGGAGGTACAGAAGATTGAATAGAGAAGAACTTAAAAATTACAAATATAATCAAATATGGATAAAAGACCAAATGAAATATATAGAGACACAAAAAGAAACAATAAACAAATTAAATAGCACTATATCAGATATGCCAAAACGGTAGTAGGAAAGTAAATGATACAGAAGCAGAAAGTATTAGCAAATTAGTAGATTCATTTGACGAAATGATGAAAATAATAATATCAGAAGAGGAAAAACAAAAGAAAATAGTAGAACAAATAAATAAAATAGAATTTCCATATAGGAACATATTGTTTAAAGTATACATACAAGGAAAAAGCTTAGTAACAGTAGCAAGTGAAATGAATTATAGTTATGTTCATGTTTGCAGGGAACATGGAATAGCATTAAATAAATTTGATGAAATGATATGAAATGTTATTGAATGATATATAATACATATGTTTTAATATATAATAGCAAATGTAGTAAAAATATAAAGCAAAATTGTAATAAAAGCACCCCTAATTTATTTAATTGATAAAAGAAGAGCAGATGTTATCTTAATGTCTGCTCTTTTTAGTTATTATTTTTAGTTTTCAACAATTACTAACTATGGGTTTGTAGGCTATAAGGAGCACAAGTGCCGACCTTAATATATAGTTAAAGGATTGTGAAATAAATTACCTATCTACCAAGAGTAGAAAAGGTTTCTGGAAATGCACTGCCCAGAGGCAAATAGCCTTTGCATACTAGTTGGCAATAGCGCAATTCCTGTATATGCTTTCTTAGTTTAACTGGTAAAATGGTAGTCTTGTAAACTACAGTAGTAAGTTCAAGTCTTACAGAAAGCACCACAAAATAAAAATCGGAGGAAATCTAAAATGAAAAGAAAATGGACTAAAGAAAGTGCAGAAAGATATATATAAACAGCCAAAGAAAAAGGATTAAAATATTGGAGTGCAAAAGACTTTTTAAGAAACCATAAAACAATGCATTCTATAATTTAGGAGAAAAATATGGAAAATATATATGAAACATATGCAAGAACAGTATGTGCAAACTGTAAAAACAAAAAAGAATGTCAAGAAGAGCTAAGAAAAAGAATAGATAATACTATAAAATGTAATAAGTATGAAAGAGAAAGCAAAAATGAAGGCTACAAAAAGCAAAAGCAGATAACTGCTAAAAGAAATAAAAGTTTAATGGAAATTTAAGGAGAAAATATGTATAAAAAAACTGGATGTGAAAATTATTTTAAAGCAAAGTTTTTTTCAGGAAACAAATGGGGAATACCCGAGATTGAAAAAGAAATTATTAAAAAGGAACAAATAAATAATTTAGAAGCGATACCATTTAATTATGCCAAGACAACAAAGGAACTGTCTGACAAATTAATACACTTCTTTATAGATGACTATCAATTTGAGAGACTGTGGAATAATCCAGATAAATATTTAAACATTTTAAATAAAGCTAAATATGTATTAACTCCAGATTTTAGCTTATATAGAGATATGGATATTGTAATACAAATGTATAATACTTATAAAAATAGATGGATAGGTGCATATTTGCAATCTGAAGGAATAAATGTAATTCCAACAATTAGCTGGAGTACGGAAGAAAGCTACAATTTTTGTTTTGAAGGAGTAGAAAAAGAAAGTGTGGTAGCTATTGCAACATATGGAATTTCAAAAGATGAAGAGGCAAAAAAACTATTCTACAAAGGATATGAAGAAATGAAAAGAAGAATAAATCCAAAACTTATTTTATGTTATGGAGAAAAAATAGTACCAGATGAATGTTTGAAATTAAAAACATTTGGAGAGAAGAAGTGGAGGAATTGAAAATGGGAGGAAGAGGAGCAAGTGGGTCTAGAAGTAATGCTGGAGCAATAGGAACAAAAAAACCATTAGAAGTAGAAAATTTAGGACAGAAACATATGCAAGGAAGAACTACTTGGGAGAAAAATATATTTGAAGCTAACATAGTGCCAGATGAAAAAGGAGTTATAGATATTCAATATCCTAAAATGGACTTTGAACAAATAAGCAGAAACAAGGTAAAAGCAACTACAAAGTTAAAGGCAGGAATAATAGAAAATAAAAAAGGATATGAGGAACATAATATAAATTGGGACAAAGTAACAGAAGTAAGAGGAAAGACTTACGATATAAAAGACTTAATAAAAAAGAAAGGGTTTAGATGGAATAAAGAAAAAGGATCTTGGACGAAATAAGGCATAAAAATGGAACAAACAGTAAATTTAACAGGATAACAGAAAAAAGAATTAATAAAAAACAAGTAAGTAAAATATTAAGATTATTTAAGGAGAAAATACAATGTTAACAATTATACTAGGAATAATATTAAGTCCGATAATTATAATATGTGGATTTATAAGTATATGTCTTATATATGCAATACTAAGTTATATAGCAGATACAATCATTAAAAGTATAGAAACAATAAAAAAGGAGCTAAAAAAGTAGGTGGAGGTTGATGGCGAATGAGAAAAACTTAATACCTTTTACAAGTAAACAAAGCCGTGAGGAAGCCAAGAAAAACGGTAGTAAAGGTGGCAAAAAATCTGGAGAAGTAAGAAGAAACAAAAAAGCAATGAAAGAAACAATGAAAATGCTTTTAAACTTAGATATGCCAGAATGTGAAGGAAAAGAAGAACTTAAGCAATTAGGACTGCAAGAAGAAAATTTAACATTACAAACAGGAATACTTGTAAGTCAAGTAAAAAAAGCACTATCAGGAAACTTAGATAGTGCTAAATTTGTAAGAGATACTTCAGGAGAATACATTGGAGCAGAAGAAGAAAAAGAAGAAGTTGAAAAATATAAAGTATCTATTCCTGCTAAAGATTTGCCACCAGCCTTTATAAACATATATAGAGATATACTAAATAGAGAACATTTAGAATATTGGTTAGAAGGTGGAAGAGGAAGTATAAAATCAACCTTTGCAAATCAAGTTTTAATAGATTTATTAGAAAATAATCCTAAAATGTGTGCAATTATTATTAGAAGATATACTAATACATTAAGAGATTCAGTATATGCACAAACAGAATGGACAATTTCTCAATTCTCAGAAACATTTGTTGGATTACAAGACGACTATAATTTTAAGGTAAGTCCATTGGAAGTAACTAAAATATCCACAGGACAAAAAATATATTTTAGAGGAACAGACGATGCAGGAAAAATAAAATCAATAAAACCTCCAAAAGGAATGTATATAGGAATAATTATTTATGAAGAGTTTGACCAAATACAAGGAATGGCAACAGTAAGAAAAATAAACCAATCCATAGTAAGAGGTGGAGAAGATTTTGTTCAACTATATGTTTATAATACTCCTCCAAGTAGACAACATTTTGTAAATAAAGAAAAAAGAATAAAAAAGAAAAATAGAATAGTATATTTAACAGATTATAGGTCTGCCCCAAAAGAATGGTTGGGACAGGCTTTTATAGATGAGGCAGAATTTACTAAAGAAACTAATCCTAAAATTTATGAAAATGAATATCTAGGACTAGAAACAGGAGAGGGAACAAATGTATTTGAAAATTTAGAAATAAGAGAAATAACAGATGAAGAGATATTACATTTTGATAGATTATACAAAGGAATTGACTGGGGTTGGTATCCTGACCCATTTGCTTATAACAATATGTATTTTGACATAGCAAGAAGAACGCTTTATATATTTGATGAGTTTCATGCAAATAAGATGAGTAATGAAGCAACTTGGAATGCATTAAAAGAAAAAGGGGTGACAGAAGATGATTATATGACAGCAGATTCAGCAGAACAAAAATCTGTTGCTGACTATAAATCTTATGGGGCATATATAAGAGGAGCAATAAAAGGACCAGGAAGTGTCGAATATAGTATGAAGTGGTTAGCAACCTTAAATAAAATAGTAATAGATCCAGTAAGATGTCCAAAAACAAGAGAAGAATTTGAATGTTACGAATTAGAAAAAGATAAAGACGGAAATGTAATAACAGGATATCCAGATAAAAACAATCACCACATAGACGCTGTAAGATATGCACTAGAAGAAATTTGGAGAAGAAAGGGACAGTAATGAATATATTTAGTTGGATAAGAGGAGCGATAAAAAAAATGTTTAGTAAAAACAATATAGAAGATTCATTAAAAGTAAATATAGCAGTTTCAACGGAGTTAGAATCTAAAATTCAGAAATGGGAACAAATGTATAGAAACAAAGCTGAATGGATTAATGACGATGTTAAAAGTTTAGAGTTACCATCTGCAATAGCAAATGAATTTGTAAGATTAACTATGGCAGAATTTAAAACAAATATAACAGGTGGAGCAAGAGCTAAATACATAAAGAATATATATGATTATGCTATAAAAGAATTACCAAATAACCTTGAATATGGAAATGCAAAAGGTGGATTAATAATAAAACCATATGTAAAGAATGGAAGAATATTTGTAGAATTTATACAACAAGGTTATTTTTACCCCGTAGAATATGATGATACTGGTAAAATAACTAGTGCAATATTTGTAAGTCAAAAAGTAAAAGGAGAAAATATTTATACTAGATTAGAATATCATACATTAAAAGGAACTAGATATTTTATTATAAATAAAGCTTTTAAGAGTAAAGACAAGAATGATTTAGGAGATGAAATATCATTAAATTCGGTAGAAGAATGGAAAATGATAGAAGCTGAAACCAAAATAGATAATATAGAAAAACCATTATTTGCTTATTATAAAACTCCAATGGCTAACAATATTGATACAAAGTCTCCTTTAGGAATATCTGTATATGCAAAAGCAGAAAATCAAATAAAAGACGCAGATATACAATATGGAAGAACTATGTGGGAGTATGAAGCATCAGAGAAAGCAATATATGCAAGTACAGAAGCTCTAAAACAAAGGAATGTAAATGGTAATAGTTTATGGGAAATTCCAAAATTAAAAGAAAGACTATTTAGAACAGTTGATATTGTAAAAGCAAATGGAGAAGAATTGTTTCACGATTATAGTCCAGAAGTAAGAGATGAAGCATTTTGGAGAGGATTAAACAAAATACTTGAAAGAATAGAGTTTAACTGTATGTTAGCATATGGAACTTTATCAGAGCCTACTTATTCAGATAAAACAGCAACGGAAATAAAGTCTAGTAAACAAAGAAGCTTTACAGCTGTTACTAGAATGCAAGAAAATTTACAAGATACTTTAGAGGATTTACTTTATGTAATAGATGTTTTAGTTACATTATATAAGTTAGCTCCAGCAGGTACATATCAAGCAAGCTTTGAATGGGGCGATAGTATATTAACAGACAGTGAAAAAGAGCAAATATTACAAATGCAAGAAGTAAATGCAGGATTAAGAAGTAAAGTTAAATATATAATGTTTAGATATGGACTAACAGAACAACAAGCACTTGAAGAACTAGAGAGAATAAAACAAGAAAAAATGAATAATCAAGAGGCTTTTGGCTTTAGTGAGGAATAATATATGCTAACAGAACAAGATTTTATAAATATAGAAAAACAAGCCATTGGAATATATCAAGATTTAGAATTACAAATAATAGAAGAAATAGCAACAAGAATAGCTAATTTTGGATATGCTAATACAGTAGTTCTAAATGATATAAAAATAGCGAAAGAAATGGGCTTTTTATATCAAGATATAGTAAGATTAGTAGCAGAATATAATAATACAAGTTTTGAAAAGATAAATCAGATATTTTATGAAGCGGGAGAAAAAAGCCTAAAATTTGATGATGAAATATATAAAGAAGCAGGATTAAATCCAATACCTTTAAAATCTAGTAAGAATATTAAGCAAATAATGAATGCAACTATTTTAAAGACGGCAGGAAATCTTAAAAATCTATGTATGACAACTGCAAATACATCACAAACACAATTTTACAATGCAATAAATAGAGCATATATGGAAGTAAGTACAGGAGTAAAAAGCTATTCCCAGGCTATAATAGATGTAATAAGCGATATAAGTACACAAGGAGGATACATAGTATATCCAAGTGGGAAAAGAATGAGTATAGAGAGTGCAGTAAGAACAAACATAATAACAGGAGTAAATCAAACATGTGGAAAACTACAAGAAACAAGGGCAAATGAGCTTGGTTGGGACTTAATGGAAATTACAGCACATAGTGGAGCAAGACCAGAACATGTAAACTGGCAAGGAAAAATAGTTTCATTAAGTGGAAAAAAAGGGTATTTAAGTAAAAAAGATATAGGCTATGGAGAAGCAACAGGATTTAAAGGGATAAATTGTAGACATGATTGGTATCCATATTCTAAAGGTAGTATTAAAACATATACTCAAGAACAATTAGACCAATGGAAAAATGAAAAAGTGATATACAATGGAAAGGAATATGGTAAATATGAAGCAACTCAAATTCAAAGAAGAATAGAAAGAAAGATAAGGAGTGACAAAAAAGAAATAGTAGGACTCCAAGGAATTTTGACATCTAACAATAAAGATGATAAACTAATAGAAGATGCAAAAGCTCAATTGTTAATGAAACAAAATAAATTAGAACAGCATAATTTGATACTTGATGACTTTTTAAGTCAAACAAAGTTTAATAAGGACTATAATAGATTATATATACGAAATAAAGTAATCAGCAACGAGTTGAGTAATAATGAGAAATATGCATTAAATTCGTACATAAGTTCTGAAAGCTATAAAATAAACGAAGCATTAAGAAACGATTTAGTATTAAGCAAGGAACAAAGGAAAGTATTAAATAACTTAGATAAAGCGTTAAGTAAATGTAATAATTATAATGGAAATGTAGTTAGAGTTTTAGAAATAGAAGATAGTAAAAAATTAAAAGAATTTATAAGAACAAATAAAATTAATAAGCCAATATCATTTAAGGAATATTTATCTTTTTCAAATAAAACAAATTATAATTCAAAAGCTAATGTGATAATATTTACAGTGTCAACTAAAGCAAAAGACTTAAGAAAATTTAATCCTGAAGAATCAGAAATATTATATCCACGAAATAGCAGATTTATTGTTGAAAATGTAAAAAAAGTAGATGACAAGTATTATTTATTATGGAGGGAAATTTAATGAAAGAACCTAGATGGATAAATGAAATACCTAAACCAATATCAATAGATGAAGAAGTTGAGATAACCGATGAAATGAAAAAAGAAGCTAAAGAGTTTGAAAATGCAGTTAAAAGTGGAAATATAGATAAATGGTTTAATAAGAAAATATAGGGAAATGTTATGTAGAGAGCTAAAAATAGCTCTTATTTTTATGCTCCGAAATGAGAATAAACTATAAAACAAATAATTAATAGGCATTCAATTGAGAATGTCTATTTTTTATACAAAAATTCGACTATATGCAGGTCGTGAACAAGTGCATGACTACATCGAGATGAAAACTCGTAAAAAGTCGTAGTAGGAGAAAGGAAGCATTATGAAGAGAAAATTTTTAGAAGATTTAGGAATTGAAACAGATGCTATTGAAAAAATAATGGCAGAAGCAGGAAAAGATGTTACATCTTTAAAGGCTAGAGTAGACGATTTAACAGAACAAATAAATGTTAAAGAAACTACAATAGCAGAAAAAAATAAAAAAATAGCTGAATTTGAAAAAGTAGATGTTGAGGCTATAAAGAAAGAACAATTTGATTTAGGAAAAGCAGAGGGTTCTAAAGAAATTGAAAATTTTAAAAGGCAAAATGCATTAGAAAAGGCTTTATCAAACTATAAAGCAAAAGATACTAGCATAATCAACAAAATGCTAGACATGGAAAAGGTTAAATTTAACGATAACTATGAAATAGTAGAAGGATTAGAAGAACAAGTCAAGAAAATCCAAGAAACACATGATTATTTGTTCGATAGCGATAAACCTTTACCAAGCTTTTCTGATACTACTCCAGGTACAGAAAACAATATAAGTGGAAATCCTGATGAAATGGATTATAACACATATAAAAAATGGAGAAAAGAAAATATTTAGAGAAAGAAGGAATTTAATATGGGAAACAAAATATTAACACCACAAATAATAGCTAATGAAGCTTTAATGGTATTAGAATCAAACTTAACTATGGCTAATTTAGTACATAGAGATTATTCAAAGGAATTTGTAAATGTAGGAGATACAATAACAGTAAGAAAACCTGCTAAATTTGTAGCAAAGAATTTTATAGGAGAAACAGAAGAACAAGAAATTTCAGAAGGTTCTGTTCCAGTAAAAATGGATAGATATAGAGATGTAACAATACCAGTAACATCTAAAGAAATGACATTAGATATAAAAGATTTTAGTGAGCAAATAGTAAAACCTGCTTTAAGTTCTATCGCACAAGCAGTAGATACAGACTTATTAACAGTAGGTATTGAAAAAGCAGGTTCAAAAGTAGAAGTATCTAAAACACCTACCATTGTAGATATTGCAAATGTTGCTAAAGCATTAGACAACAAGAAAGCACCAAGAGATAATTTAAGAAATTTAGTGTTAGCAGTAGATACATTATATAAATACAATACATTGGATAACTTTGCAAAAGTATCTTATAAAGGAGATTCAGAAGCTTTAAAAGAAGCAGAAATAGGAAAAGTATACACGATGAATACATTTATGTCTCAAAATGCTCCACAAAATAATTCTACTACACCAGGAACAGTAACAGCATATAAAGTTACTTGTACTAAAGGAGCAACACAATTTGCTATTACAAATGGAAATGCACAAACAGCAACAATAGAAAAAGGAGACAAATTAATAGTTAATGGATACTTGTTTGAATGTGCTGAAAAAGTAACATTGGCTTCTGGCAATGGAACATTAAAAGTAACAGAAAAGATACCATTTGCTTTAAGTAATGCAACTGATGCAGTAATAATAAACAAAGCACATTCACTAGGATTCCATAGAAATGGATTAGCTTTAGTAACAAGACAATTAGAATTACCACAAGGGGCTGCTAAATCAGCAATAGCAAGTGCAAATGGATTAGCAGTAAGAGTAGTTTTTGACTATGATTCTAAAACAAAAACAGATAAAATATCATTCGATATTATCTATGGAATAAAAGAATTAGACGAAAATTTATTAGTAGATTTTGCTTAAGAGGAGATGTAAGGTATGCTTGAATACATAACAGAAATAGAATATAAAAAATTGTTAGGTGCTAATAGCATACCTGACAATTTTAAAAGTTTAGCAATAAAAGCAAGTAATTATATTAACTATATGACTCATGGAAGAATTGATAAAGACAACATTCCAGAGCAAGTAAAATATACTACTTGCTTAATTCTCAATTTAATTGAGGAAGAAAATACAAAATTAAAAGAAATAGGTAATCTAAAATCACAAAGCATTGAAGGTTGGAGCGAAAGCTACTCTACACCTGATGAAATAAAAAAAGACTATTCAGAAAAGAAGTATTCTGCATTAAAAGAATACTTATGGGATGTAATTGGAAATGATGGAAATCCATTATTGTATAGTGGGGTGTACTAAAATGAATGAAAGATTTTTTACAAATACGATAACAATTTATAATAAAAAGCAAGATGAAAGTTTTCAAAGAACTATTATAAATAAAGTTTATGCTAGAAAGAATAGAAAAATAGTCGTAAATTCTAATGGAGAAGAAGTTGCTAGTAGCGAAACTATAATAATTCCAACTAAAATAGCAACGATAAATAACCAATTAGCAATAAATAGCTATATAGATAATAGGTCATTAGATAAAAACAGCTCTATTTTGAATTTTACTTTAAATTCTGCATTAATAGATACACCATGGACAATAATGGCAGGAGATTATATTGTAGATGGCTATTGTGACTTAGATTTTGATATAACAAAAATAAAAAAAGAACACAAATTATTTCAAATAATCAGTTTTGCAGATAATAGAAAAGGAAATTTACAGCATTTTAAAATAGAGGTATCTGAATAATGAATTTTAATGTAAAAGTAAAAATGAAATCAGTAAACAAAATAATAAAAGACCACGGACTTGATGAAAATGGAAGAGTTACAAGATATTTGAGAGATACTTCTGATAGATTAATGAATCCATTTATACCATTTCAAGGTGGAGGGCTTAGAAGATTAAAAACATATCCTACTTCTTCTAAAATCAAATATACAAGTCCATATGCACATTACCAATATAAAGGAAAAGAGTATATAAGCCCTAAATTAGGAGTATCTGGAATACCATTAAAAACAGATAGATGGTGGTCTCCAAAAGGAGAAAAGAAAAAGCCTAGTGGTAAGAAGTTAAAATATCACGAGCCAGGTACAGGACCTGAATGGGACAAGTTAATGCTAGAAAAAAGAGGAAAAGAACTTGTAAAAGATGTTGAGAATTATATAAAGAAGGGAAGTTAAAAAAATGCCTGAAAAATCAAAAATGGAATCAATAAAAGATTTCTTTGAAGGGTGTCCATTATTGCAAAATGGAAGAATAGTAGCAGATTATCTAGGAAGCGATATAAATGATTACTCAATAATCCAATCGCCTGTAAATCCAGTTGTTACTAAATATAGAGGTGGTGGAAGTCTAAGACAAATAGCTTTTGATTTTGTAGTACAAGCACCTATTTCAAGCAGAAATATCGACAATTTAGCAAACAGTAAATTTGGAGAAGATTTAATAAATTGGATTGAAGAGCAAGATGATAATAGAAATTTACCTAAAATATCTAATATTCAGCATATTCGATGCACATCTCCAAGCTATATATTACAAAGAACAAATACGCAAGCAATTTATTTAATACAAATGAATTGCACATATTATCAGGCCTAAATAGGGCTTTATTTTTTTATAAGGAGGATATTAAAAATGGAAGGTGAAATAGTATTTTATAATAGAGATAATATCGTTAATTTTATGTCTATAAAAGTAAATGGAACTACATTCTTAAGAATGAAAGGTTTCACATCGCAAGAAAACAGCTCTAATGCTGAAACAGATGAAACAAAATATGTAGATGAACCATCAAAAAGAAAGAGAACAACAGGATTTGCAAAAGAAATAGGATATGAAGCAGATAGAATTGTAGGAGATACAATACATAATTTCTTAGCAGAGGTTGAAGAATTAGAAAAAACTAATGTAAATGTTGAAATAGTTACAGTTGATTTCAACAGAAAAAAAGGCTCTGGATATTATGCAACAAAAAGAATATATTCAGTAATACCTGACAGTTCTGGAGGAGATGAAAACAAATATACAATATCAGGAGCTTTCGGAGCAAATGGTGGAATAATTGTTGGAACAGCTATACCTTTAGACAATGCTAATAGTGTAAAAGATATATCAGCAGTTTCTTTCACGGAAGATGGAGAAAATACAACACAATTAGTAACATTTAATGTTTCAAGTTCTGACGGACAAGTACAAGGAGCAAAAATTGTAATTGATTCTAATAATACAGTATATACAGATGCCAACGGTATTGCAAATATAATCTTAGCAAAAGCTACATATTCAAAGGTTGCCATAAGTAAAGAAGGCTATACTACACAAAGCAATATTTCTATAGCAGTAAATGATAAAGCAGTATATAAAGCAGTAACTTTAGTTAAAGGATAATAAGACTAGAATATTAAATCTAGTCTTTAATATTATTTTTGGAGGTAGAAATGAAAATATTAGGTAAAGAAATAGATTTTGATTTAGAAGATGCAGAAAATGTTGATAAAGCGATGAAATTAGATGAAAAATACTTAAAAGAATTGAAAGAAACACAAACTTTGACAGAAAAATGTAAAGTTTACAAAGAATTTTTTGACGAACTTATAGGGAAAGGAACTAGTGAAAAATTATTTGGAAATAAAAATAAATTCTTTGAAATATTTGATGCATATCAAGATTTAATAAAAGAAGCAGAAAAAGTTTATGCAGAAGTAACAAAAAGAACACAAATAATGAATAAAAAATATGAAAGGTATAAATAATGTTATGTAATATTTTATTAGATGAATTACCTAAAATAACGCCAAATAACTATAAGATAAATACTAGTTACAAACAAGGAATAAAGTTTGAATTATTAATGCAAGATAATGAGCTACAAAAAGAAGAAAAAGTAATGTTAGCATTAGCCCTTTTCTATGATAAAAAAGAAATAAATCAAATAAAAACGCCAGAAGAATTGCAAAAAAGAATAAATGATATATTGTGGTTTTATAAATGCAATAAAATAGAACAAAACAATAAAGGTGTAAATGCAAGAAAAGAAAAACAAATATATAGTTATGAATTTGATGCAGATAAAATATATAGTGCATTTATGCAACAATATAATGTTGATTTGCAAAAAACAGATTTACATTGGTGGCAATTTAGAAGTATGTTTGAAAGCTTAACAGATAAAACACAAATTGTTGAAATAATGGGTTATAGAGCAATAGACTTATCTAAGATAAAAGACAAAGAAGAGAAGAAAAGATATAAAGAATTAAAAAGAATATATGCTTTACCAGATATGAGAACACAAGAGCAAAAAGAAAGTGATTTTGCTTGTGCTTTTTTATAAATTTTGCCTTATCGACAAAGTTCGACAAACAATTACATTTTATTGTGATAAACTCCTATTATAGTTTATAAAAGGAGGAATAGATATGGCAAATTATACAACAGTAACAAGTGATAAATCAAAAGGTACAGCATTAGGTTTATGTTGCTTAGGATTTGTAGGAATAGGCGGTATACATGATTTCTATTTAGGAAATTATGGAAAAGGACTAATAAAATTGTTCACAATAAACTTTGCATTTATAGGAACTATATTGGATTTAATTAAAATAGCATCTGGTGGATATAGAGATAATTCTGGACAATGCTTAAGACAATAGTTTGGAGGAAAAATGAAAAAATGGTATAAATGCCCATTTTGCAATAAAAATTTAATAAAATATGAAAAAGACGCAATTTCAAAAAGCGTCTTTTTATTATGCAAAAAATGTGGAAAAGAAATAGAAATAAAAATAAATAGTAAAAAAAGTCTTTAAAATGAGCCAATGAGCCTGACTAGAAAGGAAAGAATATGTCAGACGGCTCAGTAATAATAGATACTAAATTAAATACAGATGGAGCAAAAAAAGGGCTTGGAACTTTAAGTTCTACACTAGGAAAAGTAGGAAGTGGTATAGGTGTAGCATTTAAAGCAGGAACAGTGGCTGTTGCATCAACTGCAACGGCCTTAGTAGGATTAGGAACAGCTTCTGTTAGCTCATATGCAGATTTAGAACAAAATCTTGGTGGAATTGAAACACTTTTTAAAGGAAGTGCAGATAAAGTTATTAAGAATGCAGAAAATGCATATAAAACAGCGGGAATGAGTGCTAATCAATATATGGAAACTGTTACTAGTTTTAGTGCAAGTTTATTGCAAAGCTTAGGTGGAGATACAGAAAAGGCCGCCGATACTGCAGATATGGCACTAACTGATATGGCAGACAATGCAAATAAAATGGGAACATCTATGGAATTAATTCAAAATGCTTACCAAGGATTTGCAAAACAAAATTATACAATGTTAGATAACCTTAAATTAGGTTATGGTGGAACACAGCAAGAAATGAAAAGATTATTGGCTGATGCTGAAAAATTAACAGGAGTAAAATATGACATTAACAATCTTAGCGATGTTTACAATGCTATACATGCCATACAAGAAAATTTAGGAATAACAGGTACAACAGCAAAAGAAGCTTCAGCAACAATAAGTGGAAGTATTACTTCTATGAAATCAGCTTTTGACAATTTCTTAAATGGAAGTGGAACAATAGAACAAGTTTTAGAAACAGGAATAACAGCTATACAGAACATTACAACAGTAGCAGGAGAAATGTTGCCTAAAATAGTACAAAGCATAGCAAATGCTACACCACAGTTAATAGAAGGAATAAATCAAATATTTCCGCAAATATTAAATTTAATAATACAAAATACTCCACTGATATTATCTAGTATAGGGCAGATACTAATGGCACTATCAACGACATTGCTTAATTATTTGCCACAAATAATTACTATTGCAATGCAATTAATTCAAGCTTTTATTAACGGTTTGATAGCAATGTTGCCACAGATAATTCAAATGGGAATGCAACTAATAGCTCAATTGGCTGTAGGAATTGCACAAATGCTACCACAATTAATTCCGCAAGCTTTAAATTGTATATTAACAATAGTTGAAGGATTAATAAGTAATATAGATTTATTAATAAATGCAGGATTACAATTAATTATTGGATTAGCAGAAGGACTGATTAATGCAATACCAGTGTTAGTTGAAAAAATACCAATAATAATACAAAGATTAATAGAGGCTATAATAAATAATTTACCTAGAATTATAGAAATGGGAATAAGATTATTAGTAGAACTAGGAGCTGGCTTAATTGCGGCGATTCCACAATTAATTGCCATGATTCCACAAATAATAAGTGCTATAATAAATGCTTTTTTGTCTACTGACTGGGGAGCAATAGGAAAACAATTATTGCAAGGTTTATTACAAGGATTTACTAATGCAGGAAATATTATATGGAATGCAGTTAAATCAGTAGGAAATTCTATAATTAGTGGTGTAAAAAGTTTCTTTGGTATACATTCGCCTTCTAAAGTTTTTGCAGATTTAGGAAAATATTTGCCACAGGGATTTGCAGTAGGTATAGATAAAGATTCAAAAAATGCTGTTAAATCTGTGGAAAAGATGAATAAATCAATTTTAGGTGGATTTAATTTTGATGGAATATATTCACAAATGAAACAAGCGGTTGCTTTACAGTCTGGAAGAATATCAACAAGTTTATCTACAACAGCTAATGTAAATAGAAGCATAACAGCTAATATTACAATAGATGGAGGGGATATTTATATGGATACAACAAAAGTAGGAAGAAAAGTAATGCCAGTTATAACAAAAACATTAAGAGGGGCAGGTGCTTATTAGTGTGGTTTGCTAAATGGAATAATAAAAAATATAAATTAATGGACGATGTGCAAATAGAAAAATCTAGTAGAGAAGTTTCTTATACAGACTTAATACTAGATTTTTCTGATTGTAAAATAGATGATATACCGTTTATACAACAAGAAGTAAAAATATTAGACGGAAAAGATAATCTGAAATTTACAGGTTTTGTTTCTGATTATAAATTGCCAGAATTAAGAGATATAAATACAAGCATAAAGAAATTTAATTTAAGTTTATATAGTCCAAGGCAATTAGCTACAAAAAGAATAGTAACTATAATGAGAACAGCAATGCTATCTGAAATAATAGCACAAACATTAGCACCTTTGTTTCAAGATGGCTTTATATTAAAAGATATAAATATTGAAGATAGGTCTATAACAGTAAATTTAATAAGTAGAACAGTAGAGGAAATACTTAATTATTTATCTAATAAGTATGGTATATATTGGAATATAAACGAATTTAAAGAAATAGAAGTTATAAGTATTGATTATATGTTAAATAAAGTAGCTAAAAAGCAAATTAACATTAATAATTATAAAAAAGAAATAAAAGGACTTATAAGTATTTCTCCATATGCAGAAAATACAGATTATGCAAATATAATTAATGTGAAAAATGCTAGAATTTTTTACGAAAAAGTTGATGAAGGCAATCTAAATATAACATTAAAGAATGGAGACAGATTAGATTTTGAAAATCCAATAGACATAAGCAAAGAAACATCACGAAGAATAGTAGGAACATTACAAGACACACAACACTCATATTGTAGTAATTTAGAAATAGTATATAACAATGATAGCTATGCACAAATCTCTTACAGATTTGAAGGAGAAAAGATAATACCAGAAATAAAAGATATAGCGACAGACGATTCAACTGGGGCAAAATTTGTATTAACAATGGATTCGACTTTTAAAAATTTAGCAACAGGTATTACATATAAAGGGGAAAATACAGTAACAATAAATAAAATAAATAGTCAAACCTGTCTAAGATATGCTAATATGAAACTTATTAATTGGCACGAAATAGAACAAAAAGAAGGGAAAATAACACCTTCTGGACAAATTGAAAAAGTTATGGATGTAGAAAGTGGATGGTTTACAGTAGATGAACTTATAACCTATATAAGAAGTGCATTCCTAATAAATGATAAATATGTAAAAGAAGTTACAATAAATTGTGATGAAGATAATAAATTGAATGTTGGAGATAAAATAGAATTTGATTTACCAGAATATTTTACAGAAGGAACTTTTATAATTACTTCAATAAAAGAAAGCAAAGACGGAAATAGAAAAAGTAGATACTATTTAGAATTAAGAAATACTAATTTATTAGAGAATTTTATAGATTTATTTAGAAAATCTTCTGACATACAAGAGCAAAATAGTCAGACTGAAATGGAATATGTTGTAGAATACAGTGAAGAGGAAACAGTAAAAGAAATACATGAAATTAATATGAATGAAGATTATAATAATGAATTAAATATGATTTTAAGAGGTTAAAAAATGAAAGTAAAGAATTTAGAAGTTGGCATAAGAATAGGAAACAAACAACGAAAGCTTACTAATTTAATATTGAATAATTACCTAGACTTATTTGCAAATAGTTTTAAAGAATTTGAATCCAAACAATTAACACATTGTGTTGTAAATATAACAAAAACAAATAAAAAGATAGATGAGACTTCTACAACAATGGATTTTGATACATTGATAGAAGGAACTATGCAAGAAGTTTTAACAGATAATTCCATACTAAATAAATATAGCTATACAGAAAAACAGACAGCCTATAAGTATAATCCAATATCTAGTTATAAAGGACAAACTATAAAAGAGATAGGATTTGGAATGTATGACTATAATTTAAATACTTTTGTTATGTATGCATATATAAATGTTTCTAAATACAATATTGTAATACAAGAAAAACAACCAGTAATAATAAGTAGAATTGATAAAATTGTAAGTGATATGGAGTTTTGGAGTAATTCTACTAAGATAAAAACACCGTACCATCTTACAGGAGATGGAATACACGAAATTTTAGGTATGGAATATGAAAGAATTTTTCCAAAACTTTATAGCTTGGGATTTGGTATTTTGCCTTATAAATATTTGAAGGAATATTTAGTTGAAAATTTAAACATTTCTAAAACAGGAATAGGTGAAATTACAATAGATAATAATTTTCAAAACTTTGCCAATAATAGCCTATATCCTAGTAAAACTTTGTATTCTAATAAGAAATTATATCCACAAAAAGCAACAGCTAATTTATTAATGTATAAATTCAAAATGTATAGAGAAACTTTTCCAGACCCAGAAGGACCACCAGTATTAATCGATACTGGTCTTTTTTATGTTCAATACAAGAAACTAGAAAGATTTGGAGTAATAAATAACTTAAAAATTAAATATGAGAGGAGCTAAAAAATGAAACTTGAGAAAATTCCATTTAAAAACGGAAATGAGCCTAGCATATCTGAAGAAACTCTAGAACAATTACAAGAAAATATTGATAAAGCAATTAATACACACCCAATAATAAAAATGCAAATAGATAGACAAAACCTTGTAACAAGTGGTAGTTATGGAGAGGCAAAGATACCATTAAATGTTAAATCTTTAGAAATAGATAATGAAAAAGATTACTTATTGGTTGGAAACAATGAAATTATAATTGGAGAAAATGTTAATCTAGTAGAAATAACAGCACATACAAGAGGGATTTCCTATTATGAAACCAAAGGAGACAAGGAATTTAAGTTAATGCATAACAGCAGTAATATAGGAGGATTTTTCCAAAAAGATGGTATTGGTTATTGGGGAGCAGGAGTAACAACAAAGATAGTTGCAAATAAAGGAGATAGAATAAGCTTAAGTTTACAATGCCAAGTACCTGGAGATACAGAAATACTTGAAGGATTTTTACAAGTAGAAGTTATTAAATAGGAGGAACGAAAATGGCTACAAAAAAAATAAATTATAAAGATAAAGCACCACTACAAACAAAACCAGAAATTCCAGAAGAAAATAAAGTAAATGCAGAAGATTTAAATCAAATTAAAGAAGTAGTAAATAATAATGCAGATGAAATTGAATTAAGACAATTAAAAGAAGAGGGAAAAGGACTATCAAAAAATGATTTTACTGATGAATTAAAGGCTAAATTAGAAAGCTTGAATAATTATAACGATACAGAAATAAAAAAGGAAATAAACGAAATAAATAAAAAAGTAGCAGAAAACACAGAAAATGATATTAAACAAGACAACGAAATAGCAACATTAAAAACTAATTACACAAATCTCCAAGAACAAAACACAAAATTAGAAGAGAAAATAAAAAAAGACAGAGAAAACATGATAAATTTGGAAGTAGAAGGACAAAGCATACATATAGAAGATAGTAGTGATTTAGAAGGACAGTTAGAAGTATTGGGGAATGTGGAGCAGGATGTAAGAGAAGGGTATAACATATTAGAAAACATATTAACAGATAGGACAGTAAATGGAATAACTGTAAAAATAAATAAGGATAAATCTATAACATTAAATGGAACGGCAACAGAAAATACATCGTTAGACATTACTAAAAATTTTACAATTACAGAAGAGTCTGTTTTTAGCGGAATGTGTGATGGATATGGATATAACAAAATGCTTATACAAATACAAGGGAGCGATTATAATGTTAATATTCCAAATTCTACCCCACAAGCTTTACAGCCGAAAGACAATGTAAAGGTTAGAATATATATTTATGCAGGAACAAATATGACGAATGCTTTAATAAAACCACAAATAAACAAGGGGAATGTAACAAAACTATATGAAGCATACGGAGCAAGTCCAAGTCCAGAATATCCAAGTGAAATAAGAGCAGTAGGGGATAATATAAATTTATTAGAAAATACTGCTAAAACACAAACAGTAAACGGAGTAACATTTACAGTAAACGAAGATGGAACAGTAATAGCAAATGGAACTGCAACTAGTTTAGCACAAATATCTTTAGTAGCAAATGTAAAATTACCAACAGGAACATATACAATAAAAGACGGAAAAGCTTATGTTGAAAGTACAGAATTTAATGACTGGTTTGATGGACTTGCTACTGCTTCTACATTAACTTTTAATACAGAGGTTTTATTAAAAAATGTATATATACAAGTAAAACAAGGGGAAACAGTTAATAATAGAATATTTTCCCCTAAACTAGAAAAAGGTACAGTAGCAACAAGTTATTCTAAATTCGGACAAGGTAGTGTAGAAATAAAGAAAACAACAGCTAATTATTATAATGTAGAAGATTATAATGGAAATTTAAACTCTCATATAACAATAGATGAAAATAATTGGATAACAGCTTCTGGGAAAAACACAGAAGAATCAGTTACTTATTTAAATCACTTTACAAATAACCTCGATTTAATTGTAGGTAAGAAATACTGGATAGTAGCAGAAATAAAAAGCGTCTCAGGAGAAGGAAATTTTAATATAACATCAGCTTCTAAGGGTAGTGGACAATTTAACGGACGTGCTATGCAATTAACAGATCTAAAAATAGGACAAAAGGTTATTTTTCAAGAAACTGCCATAAATAGTGCAGGACAAGGATTAAGAACATTTATTTCTTTGCAACCAGGACAAACTTGTAATATTACATTTAGATTATCTGTATTAGAAACAGACCCTAATAAATCTAATTGGAAATATGTACCGTATAAAAAAGAAACTTATGTACTACCAATCCAAAAACCAATGTTAGAAGGAGACTATTTTGTAAAAGAAGCAGATGGCTGGAAAGAAGTACATACTTGGAAAGAATTTACATTAAATGGAAAGGAATACTGGAAACAAAGTTCAGTTGAAAATACAGTATTTTTCTTAAATATAACTAATACAACACAAGATAGAACAAAATTTAAAATAATAGCAAATAGTTATAAATATGGAGGAATTATACTTGAATCGTCGAAAGCTCAAGATGGTTATATATATGGATTTGTAAGCAATAGTATCCTTGCTAAAAGAATTTTATTAAGAAATAATTTATATACAAATTTAGAAAGCTTTAAGAAAGCTTTAGAAAATAATGTTTTAGAGGTATATGCTAAGGCAGAGATGTCGACCAAATTGCCTTGTACCCCAGAACAAACCAAAATCCTAGACGAACTAGACAATTTCTCAACATATAAACTAGTAACAAATATAACAACAGATAGTATAGCAAAATTAAGGCTAAAATATATAGCAGATACAAAAAGATACATAGACAATAAAACAAGTAATTTAGAGCAACAAGTAAATACAATTAACCAACTATTAAGTACAACTAAGACAAGCTCTGTATTATTAGATAATTTACAATCTGACATAGAAAGTGAGGTGTTATAAATGCAAATATCAAAATTATTAGAGAATTTAATAACAAAGAAATTCTACAAAAATAAAGAAGAAGTAAATGCTAAATTAGCAGTATTTTATGCAGTTAACCAAATAACAGACGCAGAATACACAACTTTAACTTTAAAAGTAGAAGAAGTATATGCAGAACCAATTGAATTATTAGAAAGTGAGGAAAAATAAAATGGAAAATATAACAGCAATAATAATTGGTTTAACAGCATTAATAACAGCAATAGGAGGACTAGCAGTTGCAATTAAGAAAACAAAAAAAGAAATAGAAGAAACATTGCCACAAAAGATAAAAAGGCAATGTGATATAGATTTAGAAATAGTAAAAAGAATGGAGCAGATAAAGGAATTTCTAAAAGCAGATAGAGTCCAAATCTACGATTTTCACAATGGTTACCACTATGCAAATGGAAGAAGTGCCTTGAAAACATCCTGCACCTATGAAGTTTGTAGAGTAGGTTGCAGAGCATATCAAATATATCTGCAAGCATTACCTTTAAATTGTATTCCACAATTTATAAGAAAATTGTTAAGTGAAACCAAGCTACAGATAAATGATTTAGAAGAAATTAAAGAAGGAATGCCAGCAACATATTATCTAAAAAAAGACCAAGGCATAAAATCTTTTTACGATATAATTCTAAACAATAAACAAGGGGAACCTATAGGTTTTTTAGCAATTCAATATGGAGAAGAAAACAAAGTTAATTATAGCGAAGAAGAAACAAACGAAATACTTAGATTAAAGTTTTTTATAGAGGAAAACTTAGAAAAAATGATATTAAAGAAATAGGAGGGAAGTAATATTATGAGTAATAAAGTCTATGATATTTTAAAATGGATAACATTAGTATTTTTACCAGCATTAACAACATTAGTTGGTGTAATCTTAAATTGTTTTAATATTGGTTGTACAGATGTTGTATTAACAATAATGACTGCTATAACAACATTTATGGGAGCAATTTTAGGAATATCTAATATTAATTATAAAAAGGAGAAATAGAACTATGAAAATTTTATTAATTAGTGGACACGGAGCAGGAGACAACGGAGCTTGTGCGAATGGATATAAAGAAGCAGACTTAACTAGAGAAGTGGTAAATATGCTAAAAGAAAAACTAAAAAAGTATGCAGATATAGATGTATATAATCAAACAAGAGATGCCTTTAAAGATGTTAATAATGGAAATATACAAGTTAATTTCGCCAACTATAATTATGTGCTAGAAATTCATTTTAATAGTTTTAATGGTAGTGCAAAAGGAACAGAGATATACACAACAAGAATAGAAAATGCAAAAACAGTAGAAGAAAAAATAATGAATAAATTATCTAAATTCTTTACAGTTAGAGGAGTAAAAGAAAAAAACTTTAATGTAATATATTCTGCTAAGAAAAAAGGTGTAAGTTCTGCTTTATTAGAAGTATGCTTTATAGATAATACGGAAGATATACAAACATACCAAAACAATAAAGATGCAATTTGCCAGGCAATTTGTGATGGAGTGGCAGAAGGCTTTGGATTAAAAGAAGGGGAACATACAACAGGAGAAGTTGGAAAGACAAATAATAATAATTGGGAGGAATTTAATATGCCAAAGACATGGAAAAATGGAACAAAACCAGAAATAGTATATGGAGATGTTAATTGTACAAAAAAAATAGGAACAATATATCCACAAGAATATGCAGAATGCTTTGGAATAATGCAAGGCAAATACATAGTAGCATATTATATTACGGATTCAGAAGGAAAAGTTTTAAACAGAAAAGTAGGATTTGTTAAATGTAATGGTGGAATTTAAAAAAATAGAATTTTAATTAAAAAATATTGACAATATTTAGCAATTATGTTATAAAGAAAATAACTTATTTAGTTTAACTATAACATGAGATGTATTAAAATT